TGAAGGGGNGGGGGGGGGTTCAGCTCAACAGCTTGATGATTTGCAAGGGATGTTGGCGAAAGAGGCAATCGATAGCCTAGAGGGTGATTTTGCAGAAGGCAACCTTCCAGATTTGGGTGCGGCCAGTTTCCCTGGTCCCATATCCGAGGCGTGCTATTGGTCAAACGCCGATGTGATCGGCATTCAGGGGCCTGTTGGGTCGGGTAAAACCACAACGGTGATGAAATCGCGCCTGCGTCGGGCAATTGAAATGCCGCGCAGCTCAAAGGCACGTGTGGTCTGGATAGATGGGCGTGGCTGGGTCGATATTGAGCCGTCCGAAGAGGCGGAATGGAAGGCCCGCGGGCATCGCACATCCGGTCGGCGGTTTTACAAGGTTCTGTTCATTCGGGAAACCTACCGGCAGCTCTGGTCCACAACGATCCCCAGCTATCTGGAAACCTTCCCCAAAGAGCTGGGAAAGTGGTCGGGTGGTCGTGGTGACCCAGTGACCCATGTTATCAACTTTGAGGATGATTACGGCCCTGTCGAGTTTATCGCGGAATTCATGGCCTTTGGTGACGACATCATCGCCAGCATGCGCGGCGTGCAGACTACCGATATTGTGCTGAACGAAATGGACACCATGCCGGTGGACATCCTGACCGTGGGTATTGGCCGGATCGATCGCTGGCCCGCCCGTGATCATTTTGCCGGATTACCGATCGATGCGCAGTCCTATGGCCAGATGCTGGGCGATATGAACGCGCCGGACGAGGAAAACTGGACCTTTACCGTTTTCCACGACGAAGACGAGCGCAAGCGCATGGCTGAGGAGCTGTCAAAAGACCTGCCCGATGGCGTGTCGGCAATCCTGATAGAGTTCTACAATCAGCCAGGCTATGGCGATGCGGGCTGTGAGAACCTGCAAAACCTATCGCCCAGCTATTACCCGCGCCAGATCGCCACCATGAAGCTGGCCGGCCGTGGCGATATGGTCAAACGCATGGTTTACAACAAGGTCACCAACATACGTGTTGGCGATCCGGTGTTTATCCGTGAATTCAACCGCCGCATCCATGTCTCTGATGGCCCGCTTGAGCTGATCCGCGAATTGCCTTTGCTGATTGGGCTGGATCAAGGCTTCAAGGGTGCGGCCGTGATCTGCCAATTCAAGCCGCCCTATCATTGGCGGGTCTATGCCGAGCTGCACCTGCCCCGCGAGCGCCTGCTGGCCAAGGTTTTTGGCGGCAAACTGGTTGATTTACTGGAGGATCGGTTTGCCGGCATGCTGATTGAGTGCGGGTATGGCGATATGGCGGGCGAGGCGGGCGCGTCGATCGCGGCTGATGAAAACGAGACATGGAATAGGCTGGTCGGCTTAACCGCGGGTTTTCACATCCGGCCGCAAACCATCGGCACCAACCGGATCCAGCCCCGCCTAGAGGCGATCCGCGCCCCGCTGGAATATGTCAACGCGGGCGAGCCTGGACTGTTGATCGATCCAAGCTGCAAATTCCTGATCCGTGGCTTCGAGGCGCGGTATGTCTGGACCGATGCTGTTGATAAGAGCGGCGACAAACGCAAGATCCCCGACAAAAGCTATACCGAGGCCAACGTGATGGACGCGCTGCAATATGTGGCCCTGTCCAAGCTACGTGGCGACGGTGTTAGCCCCATCACGTTCCCTGGCAAATCATCACCCCAAATGGGGCACAACCGCAGGTCGTCTATGCCAGGGCAAAAACCAAGTGGCCTGAAATCTGGATATGACATCCTTAACCCCTATGGAGATCGATAAAATGGCAAAAACGACCACAGCGACCAAACCAAAAACGGCAAAGACTGCCGCAACACCCAAACCAAAAACGGCAAAAAAACCTGATATGGAAAAGCTGCAATCGCTGGCTGACGAGATCGGGCGCTATCGCGGCCGAAACCAAACCAACCTGGTGCACCGACTGGAAACCGAGGAAGGCATGAAGGCCACCACCAGAGAAAACGGGTTCACATACATCAAACTTGCCGGCATCGATGCGCGCGCCCAAGGCGGTATGGATGCTGCCCTGATCAACTGGGGCAATGCTGCCCGTCGCGCCCTTGTGAAGGGTGCTACGTGATGTCGGGGTTGAAGCTCACAGATAGCGAGCAGATGGCTGTTAATGTGGTTCGTGAACTTGGCACAATGACGTTTTCCACCTTAATCTTGATGAATGCGGCCGGTGCGTTGGTTTGCTTTGCCTTGGGATTGATGACGGGCGGCTTTGTCGTTGGTTTATTGGTCGCGTTTGCAGGCGTTTTAATCACATATGTGATGGCAGCTTTGTCTGTCACCGACCCAAGTTCATTGCGCCAAGTTAGCGTCACGGCCCATATGTTGTTGATGGTTGGCCCGCCCTTTGTGTCGTTGGTGGCATTTATTTTGGGGGTCACGCACCCGATGGTCCTGTCATGATCCAGATAGGACCCTATGACAACAACCTGTCCCTTGCGGTGTTTCGTGCGCTTGATCCGCACGACAAGATCGAGGCCGAGCTGACGCGCGGGGTGGCCACTGATCACCTATCGCTGTTTGCCGATTGGCGGAACGCACAAGCGCATGGGGTCTTATCGCATATTTTGGCGCTGGATGCTGCACATGGTGGGGCCCCATTCGCCGTTTTGGTGCTGGGCAACACCGGGCAGGCGGGGGTGGCACAAGCGGCCATGCTGGCCTGCAATCATATTAAGTATCGCCGCGCCCTGATCCATGTTGCGATCGCCATAAAGCACGAAATGCCCGCGTTCTGCACCGAAGTTGGCATTCATCGCATTGAAGCGCGCAGCTGGGCGGGCCATCCGACCGCTGCAAAGTTTCTGACGGCAATCGGCTTTGATTTCGAGTGTAATATGCCTGGCTTTGGTGGCCACGGCACAGCAAGTTTTAACCAATTCGCCTGGACAAACCCTGATCTAAAAGGAGATCACTAATGTGCTTTGCTAAAACCCCAAAGGTGTCAGCTGCCCGCGTTGCGGCCACTGACAATACCGAGGCCACACGGCAAGCGGATGTTGAGGCGCGCTTGCGCCGTAGACGGGCAGGTGCCGCCGCCAATGTGTTGACGAGTGCAAGTGGCATTCCAGCCGCCACAGCGACAATGGGCGGGGTGGCATCGTGAAGCAGACCCCGATTATGGAAAATGACGATCGCGCGGTGGCGGCGATTGCGCGCTGGGATGAGGGCAAGGCTGATCCAGAGCGCACCCGGTCTGAACGGAATTGGGAGGATATTTCCGGCCTGATCCGGCCCCAACGTGGTGGATTTACGATGGGGAATTCTGCCGATCGTACTTTGGAGAAACCCCTGTCCAGCGTGCCGATTATGGCCAACAACAGCCATGCGGCGGGGGTATATTCGGCAATCACCAACCCATCCTCACGGTGGGCTGGCCTGCAAACGCCAGACAAGGAGTTCAATACTTGGAAGCCAATGGCGGAATGGCTCGATTTGGCGGATCGGCGGGTGATGAACAGCTTTTCCGCCTCGATGTCGGGGTTCTATCCATCCAGCTATCAGGCATATGCCGATGTTTCGGCGTTTGGCAATGCGGTTGGATATGACCAGATCGACCCAATGAACCGCAAATTCATCGACGTTACCTTGTCATTGTCGGAATTCGTTGTCTGGATTGATTTCCACGGTCGTGTTGACGAGGGTGTGCGCAAGTTTCGCCTGTCTGCGCGCGCAGCCATGCAGGAATTTGGCAAAGACGCCCTGCCCAAAACGCTGCAGGACTATGCGGCTGATGGCAAACCGGATCTGTTTGATTTTTTCCAGCATGTTCATAAGAACTATGATTTTCAAAAGGGCAAACTGGGTCCAAAAGGCAAACGCTGGTTGAGCTATACCGCCTGTGAGGTTGAAAAATCGCTGGTGCGGGTCAAGGGCTATGAGGAAATGCCGTTTTACTGGATGCGCTGGGATGTTGACAGCGGTATGAAATACGGCACCGGCGGCGGAATGATTGCGTTGCCCAGTGCCCGGGTGAACAACCTGTTGACGGATGCCCAGATCCGTGCGGCGCAATATGGGGCTGATCCAACCAAGCTGGCCCCAGATAGCGACACGATCCCGATCAATGGGGTGTTTCGCCCGGGCGAGGTTATTCACGGCGGTGTCAATTCGCGCGGCGTGCCGATGGTCCAAAACTTGGACAACGGGGCCAACTACCATGTGACCGAGGCCGAACAGCGCAAGGTGCAGGAAGAAATCAAAGAGGTTTTCCAGTATTCGGTCATGGGCCTGCAGGGCAGAACCGGCATGACCACTGAGGAAACCCAAATCATTGAAGAAGCGCGGTTGCGCAACTGGGCACCACATGCCGATCGCATCATGGAGGAATATGCCGCCCGCAAGGTCGAGCGGCGTTTTGCCATGCTGTGGCGGGCTGGGCAAATCCCACCACCGCCAACTGAAGCTGAAGGCTTGCCATTGCAGGTGCGCTATCAATCCGCCGCGACCCAAGCCCTGAAGGCGCGTGAAGGTTTGGCCATTCGCAGCTTTTTGAACGATCTTGGCCCGTTGGTGGCGATGGATCCGAGATATGGTGATCGTATCTCGCCAGATGATCTGACCGAGGCGATGCATGATGCCAGCCCTGCCTTGCCGGCATCGATCCTGCGATCGCGCGAAGAGGCGGATGTAATTGCGCAAGGGCGAGCCGATCGGCAGGCGCAGGCTGCGCAAATGCAGCAGCTGCAGGCG